CGCTCTGATCATGGACATGCACGGTGGCACGCTCCGGGACCTGGGGTCCGGCCGGCTGCCGTGCGACCTGTATTCGGAGCAACTCCGGGACCGCGGCATCCGGGCCCAGATGACGGGCCACCAGTTCATCCCCGGCTCCGATGACATTGCCGCCCGTACCGCCCTGGTCCGCCAGATGCTGCACATCCGGGGCGACGGCAGCACGCAGCTGAAGTTCCTGGAGGGGGCCACGCCGGAGCTGATCCGGGAGCTGAAGCGATACAAGAAGAAGGTGATCCAGAGCAACTCCGGGCCGTTCATCACGGACGTGCCCAACACGCGGGGCGACGTGCATGCCGTCCAGTGCTTGGAGTACCTCTGCGCCTACGAGCCCAAGTACCACCAGCCGCCCCTGAGGCCTGGCAAGGAGCCGTGGTACGTGAAATGGCTGGCGGAGAAGAAGAAACGCCAGGGAGACGATGGCAAGGGTTATGTGGTCTTAGGTCCTAGCAGAAAGGGATGATCATGGATGCGTGGAAGATGCCGGAAGTGAACCTGGGCGACACTGTGCTGTACCGCCCCCATGAGGGCGCCCCGGCCCAGATGGCCTTTGTGTCCAAGGTGGGCCAGGACACTCTGGAGCTGTGGGTCCTGGCGCCTGGCTACGGCGGAACGGAGAGGCCGTCAGTCCACCACAAGGACGACCCCCGCCTGGAGACGAGCGTGGAGTGGAAGAAGTTCGGCATCTGGGAAAGCCGGCCCCGGGATCCTCGCCTGGCCCAGCTCTCCGAGCGGCTTTCGGCCCTGGAGCGGGCGGCCCAGGGCAATAAGAAGTAGCCCAGGAACCGCCCATGTCTGACCAGAACCCGCTCCGGCCCCTTGTCCAGGGGTGGCTGGAGAAGCTGAAGCTCGCCAAAGACCACAAGCGCCCGTTCCAGGAAGACGCCGATGAGGCGATGAACTTCTACGACGGGGACAACGCCTGGATGTTCCGGTCGGAGTACGCCCGCGGGGAGAAGGGGTTCATCAAGGGCATCTCCCCGCCCGCCTTTCGGATGACCATCAACCGTGTTTGGGAGGCCGTTCGGCTCTTCGGGTCCGTCATCCATCACCGGAACCCATCCCGGCGGTGTACTCCCAGGACCTACCCGGTCATCTCGCCCCAGATGCTGGGTGTCTTCCCGCAGCCGCCCGTGCCCCAGATGGGGCCTGACGGTCAGCCAGTCATCGGCCCTGACGGACAGCCGGTGATGATGATGGACCCGATGATGCAGATGTACCAGCAGCAGGTCCAGCAGACCCAGATGTTGTCGGAGCGGCGGGACATCATTTGCAAGCTGCTGGAAGACTACCTGAACTACACCCCCAATGAGCTGGGCCTGAAGAACCACAACCGCAAGGTGGTGGACGAGGCTCTGATCAAGGGTGCGGGGTGCTGGTTTACGGAGCTGTACCAGGTGCCCGGCGGCGAGTCCCGGATGGCCGGCAGCTTCTATGAGAGCTTCGACAACGTCTTGTGGGACCCGGACGCCGACGACCAGGAAGACATCCTGTGGATGGCCCGGCGGCGGTGCCACCCCAAGGAGTTTGTGGCCGCCAAGTTCGGCATGGACCCCGAGCAGCTGAAGGGCCACGCCGAAAGCTATGACTCTCGCAGCACCCGCAAGGAGCGGGGCTACGAGACGAAGAAGAAGATGGGCAAGACCAACGACCTGGTCACCTACTGGGAGATCTACTCCAAGACCGGATTCGGTGACCGGCTGAAAGACGCCCCCAAGGAGCTGAAGGGCAAGTTCGACGCCCTGGGCGAGTACTGCTACATCGTCGTCTGCGAGGGCGTGGATCACCCCCTGAACATCCGCCCGGACATGCTCCAGGAGGAGGTGGACGAGACGGGGGTCCCTCCCGCCTTGTTCCAGGCGGCCCAGTGGCCGATCCCCTTCTGGGCCGAGCCCAATGGCTGGCCCTGCACCATCCTCCAGTGGCACGGCAAGCCCGGGTATTCGTACCCCATCTCGCTGATCAAGCCGGGCATTGGTGAGCTGCGGTTCATCAACTATGCGATGAGCTTCATGGCGACCAAGATCGCCACCTCCAGCCAGACCCTAATCGGCGTAGCCAAGGCCGCCGACAACGACATCAAGGCCAAGATCCTGGACTCCGACGAGTCGGGCTTCAAGATTGTGGAAATCTCTGAGGCCATCGGCCGCAGCGTCAACGACATCATCAGCGTCTTCCAGCTTCCGGGCGTACCCACGGACCTCTGGAACATCGTCGCCGCCGTCACTGAGCTGTTCGACCGCAGGGTGGGCCTGACAGAGCTGGTCTACGGCATGACCAGGGCATCCTTCAGGTCAGCTGCTGAGGCTACCGTGAAGGCTGAGCAGATCTCTGTGCGGCCAGACGACATGGCCAACCAGCTAGAGGACGCCCTGTCGGAGCTGGCCCGCAAGGAGGCCTTCCTGGCCCGCTGGCTGATCCAGCCGCAGGACGTGCTGCCGCTGATGGGACCCCTGGCGGCGCAGGCCTGGGCCATGCACGTGCAGTCCATGGACCCGGAGCAGCTCCTGCGGGAGTTCGACTTCCGCGTGGAGGCCGGCAGTGCCCGGAAGCCCAACCCGGGGACGAAGGTGGAGCAGATCAACTCCGCCATGCAGATCATCATGCCGGTGGCCCAGGGCCTCTTGCAGGCCGGCCAGCCGCAGCTCTTCAACGCCCTAATGGCCGACTGGGGCCGGGCAATGGACATGGACGTGGCGAAGTACGCGGTGCCGCCCCCGCCGCCGCCACCACCGCCGGGGCCGGAGCAACAAGGTGGAAATCCCCCAGGAAGTCCTCCGCCGGGGCCGTGAGGCCTGCGAGACATACGAACGGGCCCTGCCGCACGGCGAGCGGTGGGCGCTTATGTGCGCCACCCAGACCCCTCCTGGCACTAGAGGCTCTGACAGGGCCTTTATGGAGGGCCGCCTGAACCAGCAGTGGCTGGACGACATGCCCAAGAAGCAGGCCAACACCATCCTCAGGGAGGCCCGTGCAGCAGGGATCCCAGTGGCCGGCAAGGTCTACATCGGCGGCCTGGCGGACAGCCGAGCCCACCGGGACCCAATGGCGTGGGTGGACTCCACGGCGGACATTAAGAGAGTAGCGAGGGCTCGCAATCTGACGGTGGAGGGGGCAGTGACCCACAAGGGCACCCCCATGCCGCCCAAGAGGACGGTCCTGAATGAGCGGATCGTCCAGGAGGAGTTGCCTCGCTACCGCAAGCAGAACCCTGGCAAGAAGGACGGCGAGCTGCGGGAGATGATTATCAACCGCCAGGCCCACCCACTGAAAAGGAAAGGTAAATGATCGAAATCACCCGCTTCCAAGAGACGGTCACTGTCACGGCGGCCAGCTCTGCCGCCACGTCAAGCCCCCGCTTCAGCTTCCAGCACATGGCCGGGGCGGGCGTACTGATCGGCAACACGGGCGGGGCCACGCAGATTGCCTGGTACGGTGCCTCAGGGCATGAGGCGACCCCCCTCCAGATCTTCTCCGATGGCTCCGCGGTGACCACGGCCGTCACGGTGGGTGCCCACCCCGTGCCGGACGCCTGCTTCTCATTCCCGTACGTGGTGCCCGTCATTGCCGGCGGGACCAGCTGCCAGATGACGGTTGTGGCCAAGGGCTGACCCCTCCGTCGTCACATCACCACTCTTGCGACATTCACCATGCCGATGAATCAGAGACTGCTGCGTCCGCTCGCGAAGGGCAGAACTCTGTACTTCAACGCTGCGGTCGATAGCGACTGGGCCACGCTCGGCAACTGGTGGACGAGCGGTGCGTTCACCACGCAGGCGTCTGCCCTGCCGTCTAGCGGCGATAGTGTTGTTCTCAGTGCAACGTGCGACACTAACAGCGGCAGTGCGCCGACTGTTGTGAACTTTACGCTCAATGACCCTTATTACGACGGATTCAATATCGAAGTTGCAATCACCGTCACCGGCAACGCGACGTTCAACGGCGAGTCGTCCAACGGCGGCACCGTCAGCGGCAACGCGACGTTCAACGACATTGCGTACAACAGCAACATCGTCACCGGCTACGCGACGTTTAATGACAGTTCGTCCAACAGCAGCACCGTCACCGGCAACGCGACGTTTAACGACTATGCGTCCAACGGCGGCACCATCAGCGGCGATGCGACGTTTAATGACAGTGCGTACAACAACGGCGGCACCATCACCGGCGATGCGACATTCAACGACGAGTCGTCCAACAGCAGCACTGTCGAAGGTGACGCGACGTTCAACGGCAATGCGTCCAACGGCGGCACTGTCGAAGGTGACGCGACGTTCAACGGCAGTGCGTACAACTACGACGGTCTTGTTACCGGCAACGCGACGTTTAATGGCAGTTCGATCAACTTCAGCACCGTTGTTGGCACGGCCACCTTCACTGGCTCGGCCTGCAACAGTGCCGGCACGGCTGGCACGTTCGTCCCCAACCCACCGCCGTCCTGCTAATAGGAGATATCGCAATGCAACTTCCGCAGCCCGTTACGATCCAGCCGCCGACCTACACTCGCAGCAATGGCGAGGTGCGAGTCCAAAAGCCCGTTACGCTATCGGAACTGGACATCACCATCATTGACAACGCGAAGCGCAAGTCCTGCGTGGCGAGGCTTCGCCCCTGTCCTTACCCGCTCACCTTGTGGGAGAAGGCCGCATACGACGCGGCAGGCGACTACACGCAGTCGCAGGTGGAGGCGAGAGTGCTGGAGGCTCTTGGGCCTGACGTTAAGGCCGGGCTGGAGGCGTTGTTTGCGCCTCCGGCGCGGCGTTAGACGCACTAATGTGGCGTCGGAACTATCCGGCGATGCCGGATGGTTGCGACCAAACAGGCGTAGACTCGCTGGACGGCGGCGGTAGGATGGCGGGCATGGAAGACATCACATGGCCCGGCGTCGCGATGCTGGCGGTGCTTGTCGCCGGGCAGGCGCTCGTCGTCTGGATCGCCAGCAGACGCTAGAGGCGGCCGAAAGAGGCGTAGACTCGCTGGACGGCGGCGGTAGACTAGGCGGCGTGCTAGTGGCTGAGTGGTCTAAGGCTGAACTATCGGGTAACGCCGAGTCGTCGCTAGTCTCTGGAACCGTGCCCGCGACGGGGCTATACGGCCAGTGCCGCCCGTTCAAATCGGGTCTAGCACAATGTCTGTAGAGGCGGCCGAAACAGGCGTAGACTCGTTTGGCTAGGTCGATAGGATGGCGGGCATGGCGAGCAAGTGGATCAGCGTTGAGAAGAGCCTGCCCAAGTGGGGCGAAACGGTGATCGTCGCTCACCGCAGATACAGTTGGTCAAACGCTAGGCACAAGTACAGCCGGCTCAAGAAACTCGGCGTTGTGGCAGCTACGTTTTGGGTGGAGGACGACAAAGGGCCGCACTTCAACAGTGGCGACGACAGGGTGGACGAGCCGGTGGCTTGGATGCCGCTGCCCGAGCCGCCGGAGGTGAAGTGATGACATACCTAAACTATGACGATCACATCCGTGCGCAGGCTTCTCCTTGGGGCGGCGGCGTCGAAATCGGAGCGTGGCGGCGAATCACAGGCGGCCCCGTTGAGGTCGCTACCCTCCGTTGGGAGCCGATTGCCGACAACGCCGAGCGGCGGTCGCTGCTCACCATGCGGATGCAACAGGCTCAGGTGCTGATGGATGACCTGTGGAATGCCGGGATTCGTCCGACAGAGGGAGCCGGGTCAGCCGGTGCCATGCGGGCGGCAGAGCATCACATTGCCGACCTGCGGCGAGTGGCGTTCAAGGCTCTTGGCATCGACTGACGCTAGAGGCGGCCGAAAGAGGCGTAGACTCGCTGGACGGCGGGCGTAGACTGAGCGGCACCTAGGAGGTGACGCATGAGCAAAGAGGATGACGACGCCCTGTGTGTTGCCCAGAACCGGCATATGGAGCATCCGCTGCGGAC